ACGTGAAAAAAAAATGGCAGAGTTTCTGAGAATCATTCTTGTCTGGAGGCGTCATGGGTAAGCGAGGACCGAAGCCCACCCCGACCGCGAAGCTGTCGCTTGTGGGCGATCGGATTAGGGGGCGGGCGAACGAGGTTGACCCTGCCAGGGGTATTCCTGACCGTCCTGAGTGGCTTACGCCGCGTGCGGCTGCGATTTGGGATGAGACGGTCGCAGTGATGAGCAGGACGCCTGGATGGCTACGGGTGGCTGACCGTCCGGCGCTGGCTCAATACTGCCAGTCCTACGCCGACTTCGTCGAGTGCCGTACCCAGGTTGAGCACGAGGGGTGGACGGTGGAGGCGAAGTTCGGCCGGGCCGTGAATCCCACAGTGAAGGCCATGCACGCCGCGCAGGACCGCTGGCTGAAGGGCATTGCGAATCTGGGGTTGTCGCCGGCCGACCGGGCGAAGATCGAGGTTGAGCCGGTTCGGACCACGACGACGGGCGGCGGCGCCTACATGACGGGGAGTGCATGACCGACTCGCCGCTCAGTCCTGACCTGACCGAACTCCCGTCCACGCCGGATGGGTGGCGGTATCTGGTCGGGCTGTTGCCGAGGTTCGACCCGTTCGCCGATGTGGTCATTCCTGGCTTGGGGAAGTGCGAGTTTCGACCTAAGAAGGCGTCCCGCGCCATCGGGTTCTTTCACAATGCGCTGCACCACGTCGAGGGAGCGCTGGCTCGTCAGCCGTTCGTTCTCCAGAGGTGGCAGCAGGCCCAGATCGCCAACCTGTTCGGCTGGTATCGACCTGACGGGACCAGGCGATTCAGGACGTGTATGGACTATGAACCCCGGAAGAACGGCAAGACCCCGAAGGCGGCTGGCGTCGGCCTGTTCCTCCTCTATGCGGACGGTGAATGGGGGGCCGAGGTCCAGTGTGCTGCATCCTGCGCCGATCAGGCTTCGAAGCTGTTTCGTCACGCATCGGGCATGATCAGGCAAGACGACGACATGCGTACCGCATCCAAGATTCTGGACAGCTACGCCGAGCGGAAGATCATCTACCAGGACACGGAGTCTGTCTTCAAGGTCATCAACGCCGAGGCGTCTCACCAGCACGGTGGCAACCCGCACGGAGTCATCATCGACGAGCTGCACGCGCTCCCGAATCACGAGCTGTATAACACCCTGCGAACGTCGATGGCGTCGGCCAACCGTCCGAACTCCCTCTTCCTCGCCATCACGACGGCCGACTTCGACCGCGAGTCACCGTGCAATGACATGCTGGACTACGCGAAGAAGGTCAGGGACGGGGTTATCTCCGACCCTTCGTTCCTGCCGGTCATCTACGAGGCCGACCGCGAGGATGATTACCAGAGCCCTGAGACGTGGCGGAAGGCGAACCCGAACCTGGGAATCAGCGTGTCTGAGGAGTTCCTGTCGCGCGAATCCAAGCGTGCGTCCGTAGAGGCGAGCTACCGGGACGAGTTCCGCCGTCTTCACTGCAACATCAAGACCGAGCAGGCGCACGCATGGATCGACCTCGCCATCTGGGATCAGAACATCGGCGATATCGACCCCGACCCCGGCCACCTGATTGGGAATCGGTGCATGATCGGGGTGGACCTGTCATCAACGCGGGACATCACGGCCGTCGTGGCTGTGTTCGAGGTTGATGGTCGCTACGTCTGGGTGCCTCGCCTGTTCCTGCCCGAGGATGCGGTGAACGCTTCCAGGAGCGACCGGGCGCCGTACGCATCGTGGGTAGAGGACGGGTTCCTTGAGACTACGCCAGGGCGAAGGGTGGACTACAACCGCATCAAGGATGTCATCGTGGAGATGGCCGAAGCGTATCGGGCCGAGGAAATCGACATCGATCCGTGGAACTGTGAGAATCTGCGACGATCCTTGGAGCAGGACCACGGCCTGACGGTTGTTGAGTTCCGGCAGGGGTACAAGACGATGAGCCCCGCCTGCAAGTCACTGGACAAGTTGTTGGGCGACGGCCGTATCGTGCATGGCGGCCACCCGGTTCTTCGGTGGATGGCGTCGTGCGCAGCCGTGACCGTGGACCCGGCCGAGAACATCAAGATCGTGAAGAACAAGAGTACGGGGCGTGTGGACGGACTGATTGCCGGCACAATGGCTACTCACCGGCTGGCGGTAACAGCGATGGAGGAATCTGGCGATGCCATCGTTCTTGTCTAAGCGCTGGTCGGACATCGCCGTGACTGTCGGCGTAGGCGCAGTTTCGGTAGGTGCCGGGCTGTTCCATATCGGTGCCGGGCTCGTCACGTTTGGGGCGCTGACTATGGCACTTGGTCTACTCGCCGAACGCGGCAAGGTGGGTGGATGATGGGTATCGCAACACTCGTCAGCCGTGGTCTTTTCAGCCGTGCTCAGCAGATAGAGGGCAATGCGCGGGCGCCGGCCGACTGGCTGTTCGACACCTTCGGGGGTGGTCCTACCGACACCGGCGAGCGGGTGAGCCGGGACCGCTCGCTTACCGTGGCCGCGTGGTGGCGAGGGATGAACCTGCTGTCATTCGACGTGGCAAAGGTGCCTTTCCACGTTATGAAGCGTCAGGAGGACGGAGGCAAGGAAAAAGCGACGAATCACCCCGCTTATTCCCTCCTCAAGAGCCGTTTCAACGAGTATTTGACGGCTTTTCAGGGGAAATTGCTGCTCACTTTCCACCGAATGATGCACGGGAATGGGTATGCATTCATCAATCGTGACGGCACTGCTAGCCCGATCGAACTCATCCAACTGGACCCTGAGCTGACGTGGCCTGTCAAGGCCAACGGCCGTCTGTACTACATGCTCGAAATCCCGATGGAGACGGACATCGACGGCAATGTGACGGCGTCCGACCTGCGGCGTGTGGAGGCAACCGACGTACTCCACATCAAGGGGCTCGGTTACGACGGCCTCGTGGGCTACGACGTGCTGACCTACGCCCGCGAATCGCTCGCGATGGACCTTGCCAGCCGCAAGTACGGTGCGAAGTTCTTTGCGAAGGGTGGCCAGCCCGCGATCATCCTGGAGACGCCGGCAGGCATCCCGAAGAACGTGGCCGACAACCTCAAGACCAACTGGAACAAGATCCGCAAGGGCATCGAGGACGCGCACCGGGTGGCGCTTCTGACGCACGGCATCACGGCCAAGGTATTGTCTCCGACCGCCCAGCAAAGCCAGTTCGTCGAGCTTCGCAAGTTCAACGTCCGCGACATCGCCAACTTCATCGGCGTGCCGCCGCACATGCTCGGCGACGATGCGAAGTCGTCGTTTGCGTCCATCGAGATGGAGGATCAGCGATATCTCGACGGTTCGCTTGATCCGATACTCGCTACGTGGGAGGATGAGTGCAACAGCAAGCTGCTCACCGAGCGACAGTTCAGGAACGACACTCATGTATGCGAGTTCAAGCGCGAGGCGGTGGTGAGCCTGGACTACAAGACCAAGACCGAGGGAATCACGAACCTGACGAATAACGGGCTCATCAGCGACAACGAGGGCCGGAACATCCTGAACCTTCCGAGTCGCGGCCCCGAAGGCGACAGGTTCCGCATCCCGGCGAACATCGAATACGTCGATGACCGCGAGAAGAAGATGGAGATGGAGGCCAAGAAGGCTGAGCAGCCGCAGTTGCCGGCGCCAGGTCAGGTCCAGCCTCCCGAGCCGCAAGAGGACGAGCCGGACGAGGACTCCGAGCAGAAGCAGGCCGGGGCTCGTGCCTGCCTGGAGATAGCGTCACGCCATGTGGTCAAGATGCTGGGCGGGATAGTCACCAAGGCCGCAAAGGTGCCCGGTAGGTATGTTGAGGCTTGCGAAGGACTCGACAAGGAACTGGCAGCGGTGGCACAAGTGCTGTCTCCGGCCATCATGGGGCTGAGGGGGCTGTCTGCCGACGAATCGGAGGCGGCGTCTCTCGTGGCGTCCAGGTGGCTGGTGGAGGCTGCTACCGAGGCGTTCCTTGCGGCGTCCGAGTGCGGTGCGGATGAACTGGCCGGGTCCGTCCGGGGGGTGGTCGAAGTGCAGATGGCCGAGCTGCCCGGCAAGTTGCGGGAGTTCGTAGAGACAGGAGCATCGTGATGGAACGTCGATTCAGCGAGCAGGCGGTCACGGTCGAGACGAGGGACGACGGCAAGCGAATGATTGTCGGCTACGGCGCGGTGTTCTACCGCGAGAATGATGCGGCGACCGAGTACCGCATCTTCCCTGACTTGATCGAACGCATTGCACCGACCGCGTTCAATCGTGCATTGGAAGAAGGCCAAGACGTTCGCGGTCTGTTCAATCACGATCCGTCGCAGATTCTCGGGAGGACGAAGTCGGGCACGATGCGGCTGTCGGTTGACAAGGTCGGGCTGAAATACGAAATCGACCTGCCCGACACCACGATGGGACGGGACGTGTCTACGTCAATCGGCCGAGGAGACCTGAGCGGCAGCAGCTTCGCATTCCGGCCGGCCAAGGGCGGTCAACGGTTCACCCAGGAATCGGGCGTAGACGTTCGGACGCTGACCGACCTCGACATCCGCGATACTGGGCCTGTGGTGTATCCAGCGTATGAAGGTTCGACGGTGGGTCTCCGCGCCATCGGCGATGACGACGGCCTCCGCGAGCAGTACGAGGCGTGGAAGGCCCGGCGCGAGACCGTCAAGGCCGATCTGGAGACGGTGCAGGCGAGGATGGCCGAGCTTGAGGCGGGGCGTTCTGGGCGTACATGATGATGGCCAGGATGGCTGTCATCACCCCGCCGAGCGAGCCGAGTATCTGAACCGACATGAGAGGCAGCGTGGCGTCCATTGATATCCCCCTTGGGGGTAGTGTGGCGGATTCGGTCGGCGGTGTCAAGAGAAACCCCCGCCGTAGCGGGGGTTCGTTGCGTTGCGGTGCGCTGCGAGGCGGAGCGGCGCGCGGCGGAGCGGGGCGGCGCAGCGATAGGCCACCGCCGCGCGGGTGCGTGCCCATTGCGCGGACGGCGGCAGATTCGGATGGCGGGGGGTATAGGGCACGCGCCAGCAGACTACACCCGTGGTTCCGCGTAGTCAATCGTGGCTAACGGACCCCTAATGTTCTACGTGGAACCACGGGAAACTACGCATCTTGCCACCCCCCACATATGCCCTTGACTTCCCACGCAGGCCCATGCTATTGTGGGTCATCGGGGCAGAAGCCCCTGTAGACAAGCACCGCGTTCGTCCAGACGGGCGACCGGCCTTGTGGTTGGCGATTGCACACACGCAAGCGCCCACCGGCAGGCCAGTCGCCTTTGGCGCTTTGGGGTACTTCCGGCGGGCGGGAGAAACCCCAAATGGCGACGAAGAAGGAACTGAACGAGCGCCGGAACGAGATGTACGGCGATATTCAGCGGATGCGCGACCTCATCACCGAGGTCGGCGACGACGGGTCA